CATAATTCAAATACTTCAGCAGTATCTAGAAATGGTATACAATTTGGTGTACAAGTAGATTTAGGTACATCTGGTAATATTAAGATGATTGAGCAAACTAAAAAGAAGTTTCTTAACCCACAGGATTATAATATAGTTGAGTACGATGATGTTTGGGAAGGAAGTGGTAGAGATGGAAAGATAGGGTTCTTTCTACCTTTCTATTTAACTTTGAATCAATATAAAGATAAGAATGGTAATACAGATTTTGAGAAGGCATTTGATTATGTAAATGGAATTAGAGAGAAAGCAGCTATATCAGAAGACCCTTCTGTATTAAGAGTAGAGAAGATGAATAGACCTATAGTACCTTCAGAAATGTGGATTACTGATAATGGTCATTATCTACCTTATGAAGAGTCTATAGCCAGAGAAAAAGAGTTGTTAAAAGGTAATTTATATCAAAAGATAGGTACAGCAGTCACATTAAGGTGGGATACTAAACAACCTAATAGAGTATCTTATAATGTAAATCATCAAGCTGACCCTTTCTATGAGATAAATTATAAAGGTAAGATGTCTTTAGAAGGAACTACAATGATTTATGATTTCCCTAGAGGCCAAGGAGGTATGGTTCCTGGGGATAAATATATAGCTACATATGATCCTTATGTCTCTGATAATATAGAGAATGGAGGTTCAGTAGGTGTAACTTATATATGGTTACATCCTAGATATTGGGATTCTGAGATGCCTAATACAGGGCCAATGGTAGCTTCTTATATAGGTAAGAATTCAAGTGGGCTAGAAGGGTATCATAAAGTACAAGAGCTTTTATTATCCTTTTATGGAGATCCTATAGGTGGATTATACTATGAGAAGAATAGGGGTAGACCTTGTAGAGATTTTTATATTAAAAAGAAGAAAGGTTATTTATTAGCTCCAGAACCAGGTAGTTATCAAAATGATGGAGGGACTACTAAGAAAATAGCTCAATATGGTATAACAATAGGTAATAAAATTATTAAGATACAAATGTTAGATATGACTGCTGAATTATTATTGAAAGATAATGAGCATCTGGGGAAAATACTAATAGAAACTATACCTTGTATCTTTTTGGTAAGACAATGTATAAGTTATAAAATAGATGGTAACTTTGATGCTGTATCAGCTTTAATGTTACTACCTGTAGCTTTAAAAGAGATTGAATATAAGATGATAAATGAAGTGAAGAAGAAAAACCAACACAATCCATTAACTTTTTTATCACAAAATAAAAACTTATTTAGGTAACACCTAAAGAATATTATGCAAAAAGATACAATTAAACAAGATGTAATTAATCTTAAAGTAGCTGATTCTAAAAAAACTAAGGAATGGTACGAAGCAGTAAGGGATTACTATGTACCTACCTATAGTAATAGTATTATCCAGTATGAAGAACTTAAAAAGGCTTACGAGTTTGTAAACAATGATTTAAGTGGATTTAAAGCTGAAGTTAATCTATTCTGTAATCCTTTAGGTGATGACCTAGTAGATGAAATCTATGAAGAGTTAAAACCTTTTAATAAGATACCTAATAAAATAGCAGCAGCAGGTGGAGAGCTTTTAAATAGCCCCAAGAAGAATAAAGTAATACTCCTTAGTGCTAAAGTATTGGCTAAAAAAGATAAGCTGATGATAGATGAAATTAAAGCATCTGTAGAGGAACTAGTAGCTTTAGAACTTGAGTCTGTACAATTTGATGACCCTAAACAGCAAGAGGAATTTGTCCAACAACAAAGATCTTTATTAGAACCAGCAGATTTAGCACAAAAAACTTACCTTACTGAGTCTGAGATATTTTATAACAAAGCTCTTAAATTTGCAAGACATGACCAAGATCAAGATAGTTTAGAACAAGAGACTCTACAAGATGCTATGATAGCAGATAGAGCATTTGTATATAGTGGTTGGAAACATGGTAAACCTTGTTTAGAAGTTTGTAATACTTTATATACAGGTTTTCACAAAAGTCCTAATGAGAGGTGGATTCAAAAGGGGGATTATGTATGGAATAAAAAAGCTATTACATTATCAGATGCTCAACAAAAATATGGCAGTCAATTAACTACAGCTGATATTGAAGAACTAGTAACTTATAGTTATAGTTATGGAACTAGAGTAGATAAAAGACATGATATATTTGATACTAGAGGGAGTGCTTCAGTAAGGAGTTTACCCTCTACAGAAGTTTACCAATCTTTATTAGATGATAAAGATACTGGAGCTGCTGATAAAAGAGTAGGTAAACACCAAGGACAGGGTTTAGAAAGATATTATAATTATGAAACATTGTTATGGGAAACTCATTTAGAGTTTAAAGGATTTAAAGAAATTATCTTTATGTCCTACAGAAATGAATATAATAAAAAGGTTTATGATATAGTTTCAAAAGACTTTGAAATTCCTAAAGATGCTAAGAAAGAAAAGTACATTAATAAGTTTGGTGATACAGCTACTAAATATATGTGGGAAGAGCAGGGGATTTTATTTGAAGCAGAAAAGATGCATATTCCTTGGAGACATGAATTAACTACATTGGGAGATAATATTATAGTTGATTACAGAGAAGTACCTATGCAACCTGTACACTTATCTAACCCTTTCACTAATTTTGAATTATCTTACAAAGGTTGTATTTTTAATTCTAGGAATGCAAAATCTATATCTCCTGTATCTAGAGCTATACCTGCTCAATTACAATATATGTTTGTAAAGCATATTCAATTGAGAGAATTAGCTAAATATCAAGGGTATATGCAAGATGTAGATGTAGATCAAATTCCAGAGAAATTAGGTCAAGATATAGATGGAAACCAATTGAGGGATCCTATTTCAGCTTGGTTAAAGATTAGAAGATCTACTTCTATAAACTTTTATAGTGGTTCACAGAACTCTTTAGGTGGATTACCACCTTCTACTAGAAGTCCAGGATCTAGAGGTTTTATGTTAGGTACAGCAGCAGAACTTATTAACTTACAAATACTTTTAGATCATTTAGATAGAGAGATTAGTTTATTAATGGGATTTTCTCCACAAAGGGAAGCTCAGTATTCACAAGGTTCTAATGTATCAGATAATCAACAAGCAATTAGTCAGTCTTATAATATTACAGAACCAATGTTTTTCATGTTAAATCAAATCTGGAAGTATGCTTTAAATGATTATTTGTATAATTTTAGACAATGGTGTGAGATGAGAATGGCTGAAGATGAAGAAGTAGTGTTTCATTATTTCTTACCAGATGGTACAGAGGAGTTATTGAAAGTAACTTCAGATATGTTAGATTTAGAAGATATAGGATTATTTGTAACTGATTCTAGTGCTTCTAAGAAGTATATAGAAATGATGGCTCAAATGTCCCATTCTATTGCTCAAAATGCAGGTGAAGGTATGGAAGCAGTTTCTACTATTATAAAAGCTATCACTTCTGGTGCTAGTCCAGAGGAAGTTCATAAGATGATTAAAGTAGAAGGTGAAAGACAAGCTGAAAGATCTAGTATGGTACAAAAACAACAAATGGAGTCTCAAGAGAAGATTGCTCAGATGCAACAAGCAGCTATAGAAGACAATCAAGAACATGAATTAGAAAAAATTACATTAAAAGAAAGTTTACAAAAAGAAAGAGAGTTAGCTAGAGAAACTATCAAAGCAATGGGTTATTCTGAAGAGAAAGATGCTGATAGTGATGGTCAATTAGATGTAATTGAAGTTATGAATGCAGAGCTTGAAAGAGAGAAACTAGAGTTAAATAAAGCTGAATTTGAGCATAAAAAGACTAAAGATCAAGCAGATACAGAAATCAAGAAAAAAACTCTTTTACAAAAAGAGAATAGCACTAAACAATAAACATTAAATAACAAATAATCATATAAATTACAAAAACACTTTTGTATATTTGTAACACTTAAAAATCTAAATAATGAATACAGAGCAAGAAACGCTTGAGCAAGAAAAGCAAGACTTATTTCCAGATTTTGAGGTACTTCTAGAAGATGTAGAAATGCCAGAGGATAAGGAAGAAACACAAGATCTAGATTTGGATCTTGAAGATGATGATATTGAAGAGGAGGAAGATGCTCCAGAATATGGAGAAGAAGCAGATGATACTGCAATTGGAGTATTTAAAACTTTACAGGAAAAAGAGATTTTATTCTTAGATGATGAAGAAAAGTTTGATGGTACTTGGGATTCTTTAGAAAAACACATTGATAAATTACCAGAACAAATAGCTAGTACTATTATACAAAATATGCCAGAACCATTGCAAAAATTAATGGATTATGGTATGACCAAAGGTGATGTATCATTTGAAGATCTTAAAGAATTTTTTGATTTACAAAAAGAGGATGTAGATTCTTCTAATCTAGACTTTGAAACTATTGAAGATGCTAGGTCTTATTTATCTAAGATTATGCAAAAGCAAAACTATGATCCAGATGTAATTGATACTACATTGGATGCTATGGAAGATAAAGGTGAAGATTATATTAAGAATAAAGCTAAAGGTTTTGCTGAGAAGCAACAAACTCAGAAAGCTGATCAAAGATTGCAACAAGAAAAATTAGAAAGAGACCAGCTGATACAAAGGCAAAATCAATTTTTTACTAATATAAATAATGAATTAAGTACTCTTAATTATTCTAATCAAAGGAACCAAGCTATAAAATCAAACTTGAATCCTCAAGTAATTGCACAGAAAAATGCATCTATACAAGGCTCACCCAAAGCTATTATCCAACTAGCTGATTTTTATAGCTACTTTGATGAGAAAAGTGGAGAATTTAATTTAGCAGCTTTTGCTAAGATGGCTTCTTCTAAAGAAGTTAAGAAGATGAAAGAAAAATTAATATCAAATAACTTTAGCTCAAGTGGAGCTAAGAACAAGAGTAAAAGACACATCAATAACTCATCTAAGGGAGATGATTTTGAACCTGTGTTTTAACTCATTTTAAAACTAAATAATTAATGGAAAGAAAAACAGCTTTACAGCTAGTAGAGAGAAAAGCATTTGGTGGTAGTTACCAAGATAGTTTGTCACATGCAGCTATGTTTCGTAGCTACAAACCTCATAACTTTGGTATGGTAACTTCGCAGTTATTTAGCTCTAAGTTAGGTGAACATATGATTAACAAAAAGTTCACTTATATGACAGCAGCTAAAGGAAATGTTTATTACCTACCAGGTGGAGTAGATGATTACCAATGGAATTTGGAAGCTGATGGTGAAGTAGACTTTAGAATTACTGAACTTTTAGTATCACCTTCTTCTCAACCAGGTAAAGGTGGAGCAAGATTTAAGATTGCTTTGAATAGAGAATGGTTACATGAGCCTGTTTTAATTAAAACAGAAGCAGCTAACTTGCCTTTATTGAGAATTATAGGACACCCTGTACAAAGATCTGCTAACTCTTTTGAGTATGAAGTTGAACTTCAAACAGGTGATTTGAATGCTTGGATTCCAGTATCTTTCTTACAACCAGATAGAAAGATTATTGATGCATCTACTATGACAGCAGATGAATTGAATACTAAGTATGCAGGTGATCAATTTGGAGAAATGTTTAAACTACAATCTTGGGTAGGTAACTTTGCAAGAAAATGTGAATTTTCTGATAAATTTATTCGTACAGAGATTGCATGTAAGCAACAAGGTAGATCTATGCCTAAAGGAGCTAACATGGGTTATACATCTGGTAATAAAAGACACTATGAAGCAATTGGTGTTGGTTATAAGTATATGAAAGACTTTAAAACCAAAGGCAATAAGATTGTTTCTAAAGGAGTTTATATCTCAATGATTGAAGCACGTTTGTTGGAAAGAATTGAAAGAGATAGAGAATACAACATGGAATGGGGTCAACTTCAAAAAACTGAAGATAATGATTCTAAGAGAGCTATTAAAGTAGCACCAGGTTGGAGACAAATTGTTAAAGATGGTCATTATAAACAACATAATGGTTCATTGTCTTTGTCTGATATTTATGAATATTTGAATGAAATCTTTATCACAAGAAAAGGTTTCTCTGATAGACATATTAAAATTGCATCTGGAGAAGGTGGTATTGAATTTTTGTCTAGATTACTAGCACAAGAAGCTAATGCCTTTACTACTGTAGATACTAATTTCATCAGATCACGTAAAGATGGTGGATTGGGTTATAATGAGAATGAATTGGTATTTGGAGCGCAATTTACTAAATGGGTAGCCCCTAATGGTATTGTAGTTGAAATGGTTCATGATCCTATGAAGGATGATAGACACCTATTTCCACAAAAAGCACCAGGAACTAATAGAACATTAGAATCTTTTACATTTGATATTTTTGACTTTGGAGCAACAGATCAAAAGGCAGATGATGCACGTAGACCAGAAAATATCACTTGTGTAATGCAAGATGGAGTTGAAAGTTACTACACAGTATCTAATGTATATGATTTCCAAACTGGAGCCATTAAAGATGGTGGTAATGCATATAGTAACAACAAAGAAGCAGGTATTTATAGAGATATGTCTGGTAGTCTTTGTGTATGGGATGTATCACGTGTAGGTAGAATGGAATTTGCACCTGCAAATACTATTTAAGAATATTAATTTAATTTTAAGCAGGAAAAACTTAAAGACATGAAAAGTCACAAAACAGTATACATAAATCCAGTAACACGTCAGAGTGTTCAAGGTAGAGATAAACAGGTTTATTCTTTTACACTTTCAACTGGTCAAGTAGTTCAGACCAGATCAATGGACAAAACCAAAGAATTTGGTGTAGGAAGTGAATATCAGTTTTTAATTGATTTTAATTCAAACAAATTAAATACGGGTTTAGATAGTTTAACTATCAACCCTTTTTATGAGTATGAAGTAGAAGCATTAAGAAATGAACTTTCACTTTCTTCCCATTGGTCAACAGAAAGACTAGGAGAGATTATTGCAGCGAAGCAGTTAAAAAAACAAACTTATTTTGAACTCCTAGCTAATGTGAAAGAAGGGTTTTATACATCAGAAGCAGGAGCTACTATCTTTACTTTTAGAGATTTAAAGAATGCTCCAGAGCCAACTTTCCTACAGAAGTTCAAAATAGTTCTGTATGATGGGCCAAATAAATTTACTACAGAGACCCCTAGAGGGAGATTAGCAATTCAACTGATTAAAACTTTGCCTAATATAGCTAAAAATAGATTAGCTGTAAACTCTGCATATCATGATTTTTATATTTCAGAAGAAAATGAAGCAGAAATGGAGAAGCAAGCTAAACAAGAAGTTGTTAATAAAGGTATCTATAATTTGTATAAACTTAAACAAGAATATACAGATTATCAAAGGTATTTAGTAGCAGTTTTATTGAAGTCCAAAGATGGAAAGAATTTGGTTAAAGGAGATGTTAATGCTACCACTATAACAACAGCTTTAAACAATTATGTAACTTACCCAGGTTCTAATCAACTACGTAACATACAAGAATTTCTTGAGGTAGTGGAATTACTAGAAGATGCTAAAGGTGTAGAAACTCTACATATTAAGTATCTAATACAACAAGCTATCAATACAAATGTAATGTCTGTAAGAGATGGTTATTATGTATGGCATAGTAAATCCGAAGCACCAAATGTTTACAAGTTTACAGATTATAAAAAACTATTCTCTTTAATTAAAAAAGAATATGAATTACATAATCCAGAAGATGAAACTGTAACTAATTGGTATGGTATTTTACTAGCTGAGGTTAGGTCTAAAGGTATTAAAATAGAAACAGCATGATAATAAGAGAAATCCATTGGGAGGTTAAACAGCGTTACAATAAGTTAGACAGTAATTTTAAGAAAGATTTAACTCCAATGGAGATTGATGCTCTTATTTGGGATGTAGTAGTAGATTATGTAGATATTTTTTATAGTGGTAACAATTCTAAACAATATAAGTTTGGATTTGAAGTTACACAACAAAGAATAGATATGTTATCTTCTTTGGTTATTTCTAAACCATTACAACCTAGTCTAACTCCAGACTCTATATCAGATGATAAGTATGAATTTTATTTATCAGAAGAAGGTCAGCTTGTTGCTCCTTATTTTCATCTTATACGAGCATATGCTACTACAGATTGTGGCATAGTTAATGTTAAGATAGAAAGGCATAATGATTTAAACTATGTTTTAGAGGATGCTTATAGAAAACCCAGTAGAAAATGGAAAAGACTTGTAGGTGTGATAGAAAGTTCTACAAATAGTTTAGTAGAATCTAGTTTATATGTACATTCTGAGCCTGGATTTGTAATAACAAGTTTAGATTTAGAATTTATAAAATGTCCTGTTAGACCTTACTTTGGTGGTTATAATAGTATAGAATACAATAACTGTGTAGCAACTAGTGGAGCTAGTTGTACTACAAATTTTGATAATGTCTCCTTACCTACTTTAGCTAGAACTATAGATATCCCTTCTAAGTATCACCCAATTGTGGTTGATATGGCAGTTCAAGAACTGTCTAGAAGATTAGAGGATGGAAATAGATTTGGTTTGAGAAAAGAGAAGATACAAACAATAACATAATTTAAATAAAAAATGGCAAGAACAAGAAAAAGAACTAATAAACTTGATATGGAGCAAGTCTTGGTAGGTTATACTGATGTAGCTTTGGCTGCTGGTACTTTAACTACCACTACTCCTGCCCTTAACATCGTAGATGGTCAATTAGGAGTTCTATCTGAGGATACTGATAGTACAACTGCACCATCTAGTACCTTTTTAACAGCAGGTCAAACTGTTGCAGATGCAGATAAAATTAGTTTAAGACAAGGTACTCCTTTGTCAGCTACTACTAATTTAGTAAATGCATTCCAAGCTGGACATCAAGGTACAGTAATAGCAGGAACTATTCAAGCAGGTAAAATTCGTAGTGTAACTACTACTCTTTGCAGTTTGGGTACTTACAGCTCAATGTTCTATGATTCCTTTGCAACTCCTTTAGATCTTACTCCATATAGTGTGAGAGTAGATTTGGATTCTGTAAGAAATGATAGAGACTATGGTGATAATGATGAAGTTCCATTTAGTTTTTATACTACTTTGGAATATACTGATGCTGCTGTTGCAGCAATTATTACTAATCCTTTGAGTCACTTACTTAGTAACTTGGTCTATAACTTGGATATTCAATCTAAGTTGGCTGTATCTAACAATGGAGGCAATAGATTTGGTAATAGAAATATGGTAGTTTTTGGAATTAATACAGCAGGTGGAGCTGGTCAAGCTTTGGGTACAATTGTAAATGGAACTTCTATTTCTGTACTTACAGGTGGTGATAATACTTTGGATTATGTAGCTGATTTGGAATTTGTAAATACAGTTAATACCTGGATTGCAAATGGTGTTCCAGCAGCAGCTACAATTGAACCAATTAATCTAACACTAGCTGGTACAGCAGGTGGAGCAGCTACAGCAATTGATAGCTTCTTGGTTATGGGTTTAGATGAAACTAAGTCTATTGCTTTTGATAATGTAAAATTCGTAAGAACTAGAGTTATTCCTACATTAGGAGATGGGTTTTTGACTTTCCCAGTACCTACAGTTGTAGAAGCTTCTTTTGGAGTTGAAGAAACTGGACGTGGTTCTGATTGGACAGTTGAGAATGACAATAGAGCTAGATTGAATATTCATAATATGCAGAATCATCCTCATGGAGAGTTCTATGTAGAAGGTACTTCATATGTTGATCCTACAAAGTCTTACACTTCAACTATCATAGACTACTATGAAACAGATGAAACTTTGACTACTGATGCTCAAGTTCCAGCTCAAGCTATTATCCTTTTGGAATGTGCAGTAAGTAATCCAGCAGCAACAGCTACAGTAGGATTAACTACAGCAACAGTACCAACAGCAACAGTAGCTAGTTTGAACGCAATTTTATCTCCTTGGTTGACTTCTGAAAAAGTACTTTCTAATCACGCAATTAAAGGTGCTGCTACAGCAGGTACTTATTTCGTATAAATGAATTTAACAGTAGATAACAGTTGCACTTTTTTAACAGTTACTACACCAAATACAAATAATTTAGAAGAATGGGAAAATGGTAACTTGTCGGATGTACAAGTTACCATTTCTTATAACTGTACTGAAGTAAGTCAGTTTATTTTACCTAATAATTATAATTTTGGTAGTTTACAAGGTAGCTGTAACTCAGTGCTAGGAGGAGCAGAGTTTGAGATAAGTTTAACAGGGATATTAGATTCCCAAATCAATACAACAACAATTACTAGTACTTCAGCTAATATAGTATCAGTAACACCAATAGATAAAGTAACTTTTACAGTTTTAATGAATTCAGTAACTACTAATTTTATTGAGTTTACTATTCTAGATAATAATGGGCATACATATGTAGTCAGAGTAGATTTTGGTATACAAGTAATTACTGAATGTGATTTTACAGATACTTTAACTGTAGTTTCAACAGAAGATTTACCTTGTGGTATTTTATTTGATAATGTAGCTTTTGAATTGATTATACAAAATGAATACCTTAGAGCAGATTGTAACCCTATATGTACTACAGATTGTAGAGCTTTTTGTGATGGTATTTATACTATTCAAGTTGTAGATACAGTTAACTGCATATTTGTAAATTGCACTACAGACTGTGAAGCTGTAGATTGTTACATAGAGAATGGTGGAAATATAATGGTAATACTAGATACTCTAAAAGTAGGGTCAGACTTAACTTCTACAGGTAATACAGATTGTGTAAGTTGTTCACAAATGTGTGACATTTACAATGAACTTTTAAAACTGTTAGGTAGAAGTACAAAAAATAATATTTTAGATGACTGTGGATGTAATAACAATTGAATGTCTTAAATGTATATTACTAGAAAATGTAACTTATATATTGCAGGCAGAGAAATATGGGATAGAATGTGACCTAGATAAATATATTTTAAAAAGAGATTTAGCCTATTCTTATTTAATTATTTCTAGGACAGAGTGTGAATTAACTCCACAGTTTCTAGATATAATTAAAAAGTTTACTAGACTAAATTGTAGTGAATGTAAATGAGAAATATAGAAATAGCAGATGGAAGATTTTTCCCCAATGGGATTAAGCCTTCTTTAACAAATGTACATCAAGCTAACCTTAAAATCTTACCTTTGTTAATTAAAGGTGGAACTACTGGTCAAGTATTACTTAAATCAAGTAATCTAGATTATGATGTAGAATGGGGAGTAGGAGGAGGAATATTAGGAGCTAACAATGGTTTAACATTAACTGGCTCTTTGGTACAATGGGGAGGTACTTTACTCCAAGATACTACTATAGATGGTGATGGATTTAATCTTAGTTATATGGCTATAAATATATTAGATGTTTCTTCTAATATAATGACTTTAGAAGCCAACTTAGCTATGGATATTATATCTCCCACTTTAGCTATAGCTGTTGATACAGCTTTATACCTTCTTTCTCCTAATGTAGTAGCTACTACAGCTAATGAAAAAGATATACTAACTTTAATAGATGAGAATACAGGAGAAACAGATTATCTCCCTTTGAAATACGTACAATCTTTTGCAGTAGGTGATTGGGTAGGTGAAAAAATAACTATACTTGAATCTACACATCAAAAAGGAATTAACCCATTAATACAAGTTTTTAATGGGACTTTAAGTTTTATATTAGTAAATCCAGAACCAGGTACATCTTTGGTTGAGATAAAAGTATTGTCTAATGGTGATATTGAGCTTCTAACAACGGCTAGTTTAGAATTTGATGGTAAAATAATAATTATATAATGGCAGAACAAATAAATATCCTAGGGAAGTCTATACTAGCTTTTCTAAACTACTTAACTAAACTAGGTACAAAAAAGGGTAGAACAGATTTATGGGTACTATGCATAGTGTTTGCATTTATATCTTGTATAACAGGTTATATACCTTGTGTACAGAACAATGTAGTGATGACTATCTTGATTGGTATGTTTAGTGATTTGGGTATAAGTGAATTTAAATCAGCCTTTAAAACAAAAGACAATGGGACTAGAAACAAAGAATGATAGATTAAAAGCAATAGGTTTATTTAATAAATACGCTACAGGTACTTCTACAGGTGCAGGAGGAGGGGGTAGTTTACCAACTGGATTAGCTACTGAAGCACAACAAATTAATCAGCTTGCTCAAGCAATAGAACTTCTAACAGAGTTAGAAAAAAAACCTTGGTATTACATAGATATTACTAAAGACACTACAGGTTTAGGAGCAGGTGTATTTCCATTTAGAATTGATGTACTTGAAGTCAGTAATTCTAGAAGTTATAATGGAAACTTTATTGATACTGATCAGTACTTTATAACTCCTACAGTTGTTAATAATATGACTGAGTTAATTACTCTTTGGAACTCAACTGTAACTTCTGCTACTATGGTAGCAAGAGAAGGTAATACTGTATATATAGATGTTCACAATAATGGGGAGTTTAAGTATATGGAAGTCAATGGTGTTGATAGTATTAACATTGGAGATACTGCTACCTATGGAGTAATGTCTTGGAGAGGAGCTGCTGGAACATCTCCAGCTAATGATGGTTGGTATGAAGATACTTCATTACTGACTTCTAACTTGGATTTTATCCTCGCGGAAGTAGAAAGAATACGTAGGTTCATAACTGATGAAACCATCTTAGCTACAGAAGATAAGCAAGATGATATTATTACAGCTATAACTAATTTACAAGCTGTAATTTCAACAGATTATGAAGTACTACAAACTTATGGAAGAGATAGTGTTTTTTATATTAACTATTTTATAGAGGGTGGATCAGAATCTACTGTAGATTATACTGCATCTGGAAATCCTGCCCCTACTTTAACAATAGGTGGAGATCAAGATAGTATCCAAATAGATCAAGCCAATAGTGATCACTATGTTCAATTTGACATAAATAAAGATTATAGCTCTATAAATAATGTAGAGATGAATTTAAATTACGAAGTACTTAGTACTACTTCTGGTGCTATTACTGATATTACCATTGAACTTATAAATACACTAGGTGGTACAATACTGGACTCTGTAACAGTAGCTTCTGGGTTTTTACCTACTCAAGGAGGTACAACTACTTTGTCTTATGATAATTCAGTAACACAGTATTCAGAGCTAAGTATTAGAATAACTCCAGTTGCTCCTTTTCCATTTGGAGACCCTTCTAGTTATTTCTTTGATGGATTTGAAGAGGTAGGGACAGGTCTTTTACCTAATCCAGAAGAAGCAACTATAAAGAAATTAGATAAGTATGAAGATAATGTATTAGTAAGTACTGACTACTTAACTAAAGATGATGTACCTTATACTTTGTTGGGGGATTTTATTCCAGATGATAATGTAGTAGCAACAGAATTGCTTGTAAAAAATTTAATTGAGTCTACTAAAATTAGCTCAGATCTAGATAAACTAACTAGTCACAATACATTTGCAGAATCTCTTTTATCTTCAGCAGCTCTATCAGATTTGTATACTAACTTTAAAGAACTTAGTTTTACAGTAACGTCTGGAACAGTAGATGTTATAGTTGGTGCTGGAGCAGCTATTACTTATCCTATAGGGCCAGTAGTAGGTAATACTTATACAGCAGATAATATTTCAGATACATCTATAAGTATTGATAGAACTAATGGGGATTATTTAGTAACAGTTAAATCATAAGATGATGCAAGGAAAACATATATTATATAAACAGGTAGAGAAGTATGCTAACGCTGCTTCTTTTCCTACACCAGGTAATGAGCACTTGCTGTACTATGCGGAAGATAAAGATACTACTTCTGTATGGAATGGAACTAGTTATGAAGTTACAATAGCTGACCCTACAGCACATACCCATACAGCATCAGAAATAACTGATTTTGATGCTGAAGTATCTAATAATACCTCAGTAGCAGTCAATACTGCTAAAGTATCAAATGTTACAACTAATTTAAGTGTAGGAACTAAGACAGTAACAACCTTAGATGTGAATTCTAGTGATGGTACAAATGCTACATTACCACAAGCTACAATAACTGAAGCAGGTTTATTATCCGCTTCGGATAAGGTAAAGATAAATAGCACTAGTAATACTAACACAGGAGACCAAACTATAACATTGACAGGTTCAATAACAGGCAGTGGTACAGGCTCTTTTGCAACTACTATTACTAATAATGCTGTGACTAATGCTAAAGCTGCTCAAATGGCAGCCAATACAGTTAAAGTAAACGCTACAACATCGTTAGCAAATGCACAAGATTTGGCTATAGCAGCAAACACTTTCTTAGCTAGGTTAGCTACTGGTAATATAGTAGGAGCAACAACTACTCAAGCAACTGCTTTATTGAATTTATTTACTTCATCATTAAAAGGGTTAACACCTGCAAGTGGAGGAGGAACAACTAACTTCCTTAGAGCAGATGGTACTTGGAATCCTGCGGGGGCATTTCTAACCACAACAGTTAGTCCTGCTCAGATTACAGCTAATCAAAATAACTATACAACAACTGGGTTTGCACCTAAGATGTTTCTTAGATTAGATTTTGATGCTAATAGAAATATAACAGGATTTAATGCTACAGGATTTGGCGCTAGAGATTACTTTGTGGTAACAAATATATCTACTAATAACTGCAAACTGAAAGCCAACGATGGTTTATCTTTAGCAGCAAATAGAATTCTTCTTCAAGGAGACTTAACTATAAAAGAAAATCAAAGTATTATAATCATCCGTGATGCTGTTTCAAATAGATGGCGTACACTAACACCTTTTAAATAATATGTACTTTTTAAGAAAACAAATTGCAGGTAATACTTTTGTAGATGAAGCTACATCTGGAATTTTTGAATATAAATTTTCAGATACAGTTGAAGCGGGTTATGATGACATTAGTACTATAACTGACATAGACTTACACGGACATAGAGTTGACTCAGACTATGGTGTTCGCCAACGAGAAATTACTACTATTGCATCAATAACAGGTTTTGCTAATTTATCTTTAGCGGAACAAAATATAGTAGGAAACTATTGTGCTGCTGATGATAATACATTAGTTGTACACTATGCTACTACTCAAACAGCAGGAGATATTCCAGCAGCCTTAGCCATGCATGGTACTAAGATAGCAGCATTCATAAAAGAGCTTCAGTTAATAGCTGAATCTAGATACAATAGTATTGAAACTATTAAAGCTGTAATGATGTACCTAAAGGATAGGGCAGAGATTGATGCCTTTACAGCAGCAATTAGAAACTTCCTAGCTGATTACAAATCTAAGTTTCACTTAGGTACTCAATATGGAGATTCTACTGATGGTATTATGGACTATATTGAGAATACAGGAGGATATCCTTTGTTGACAGGATTAGACAGTTACTCTTTTAGTGACGTTTACAAACAAGGGTGGTATGATGCAAATGCAATAGACCACCCTT